GACGAAACGAAGCTCTTCCTGGACGGCATCATGGAGGCCCTGGACGTTGTCCTCGGCATGGAGGAGGTCCCGCCGATGAGCGACAGCACGGAGGTCACGCCGCGATGGCCACCGACCTACCTCTGCGACCCGCGGAAGAACGTCCGCTGCTCGAAGGGGATCACCTGCTTCATGAACGGCGGCCCGTGTCAGGAGACCACGCGGGAGGAATACGCGACGGATCCGATGACCCAGGCGGAGCTGATGGGATACACCGTCCGCAAAAAGTGAAAATTGCACATGGCACGGAAACGGCACTGGAGGCCCCTCAGAGGGCCTCTTTTGTTTTGCCCTATAAAATCCCCACGGGCCGCTTTAAAACAGCTCCAGGGCCGCCCAGCTTCGCGAGAGCGCGGTCCTGCGGGCGTGTCTCAAATGTTGCCATACAAAAATTACGACACTGGGGCGTAAAATATAACAAGAAACAGGTACACACACGGAGGCAAGCGGAAAACATGAGAATTGAAGAACAGCGGGTCGAGGATCTGATCCCCTACGAGAATAACCCGCGAAACAACGACGACGCGGTCGATAAGGTCGCCCTCAGCATCAGCTCCTTCGGCTTCAAGGTCCCGATCATCGTAGACCGGAACAATGTCATCGTTGCGGGCCACACGAGACTCCGCGCCGCGAAGAAACTCGGCCTGACCACCGTCCCGACGATCCGGGCCGATGACCTCACCGACGACCAGATCCGCGCCTTCAGGCTGGCGGACAATAAGGTCTCCGAGTTCGCGACCTGGGACATGGAGAAGCTGGAGGAGGAGCTCCACAACCTCGACATTGATATGAGCATGTTCGGCTTCGACGAGCTCGAGAAGGAGCTCGAGGATCTCGACATCCAGGAGGACGACTACGAACCCGACGAGGACGAGAAGGAGCCGCCGCGGGCGAAGGTCGGCGACGTCTACCAGCTCGGAGACAACCGCCTCATGTGCGGAGACAGTTCCGACCCGGAAGCGGTGCGGACCCTCATGGGGGGGGGTACAGGCGGACATGGTCTTCACGGATCCGCCTTACGGCGTCGCGATCGGGAGCAGGAACAAGGCGATCAACGAGGTTGAGCCCGGGAGAGGAGGGCGCATCGAGGAGGACATCATCGGAGATACTGCCTCGTCTGAGGAGTTATACGAGACGCTTAAAAAGGCGTTTACAAACCTCCGGACCATCGCCGCGAAGGACTCCTGCAGCTATTACGTGACAAGCCCGCAGGGCGGCGACCTTGGCTTGATGATGATGATGATGAAGGACGCCGGACTTCCGGTCCGTCACATCCTGATCTGGGTCAAAAACACGGCGGTATTTTCCCTGGGCCGTCTCGACTACGACTACAGGCACGAGCCCGTCTTCTATACCTGGACAAAGAAGCACACCTTTTATGGCGGCTACTCGACCACGGTCATCGAAGACATGAAACCGGTCGAGAAGATGTCAAAACCGGAGCTCCGGGAGCTGGTACACGCCCTGATGGAGAAGCATCCGGAGAGCGTGATCCACGTTGACAAACCGATGCAGTCGAAGCTGCACCCGACCATGAAACCGATCAAACTGATCGCCCGCTTCGTGATCAACTCGAGCCGGGAGGGTGACGTCGTCGCGGACATCTTCGGCGGATCAGGATCGACCCTCATCACCTGCGAACAGACCCGGCGGAAATGCTACATGATGGAGCTCGATCCTCACTATGTGGACGTCATCATCGACCGCTGGGAGCAGCTGACCGGAAAGAAGGCTGAAAAGGTCATAAGCGGCATAAACGAGAAAATTTAAAAAGGGGCTGAAAATGTGGGCCGAAAAAGCCGATACGAGACCCACGTCGAACCGTACCTGGACGACATACGGAAGTGGTACCAGCTGCTCAATGAGGGCGAGATCGCGCGGAAGCTCGGGATCGGCGTCACCTCGTTCGAGAAGTACAAGCGGGAGCACCCGGAACTCCGGGAGGCCCTCAGGGAGGGGCGGTTCGAGTTAGTGGAAGATCTCAAGCTGACGCTGAAGAAAAAAGCGAAGGGCTTCAGCTACACAGAGAAGGAACGGATCATTCAGGACGTGGACGGGAAAATGACCACGATCATCCGGGAGCGGGAAAAATACGCACTGCCGGACACCGGCGCGATCCATCTCCTCCTGAAGAACCTCGACGACAATTGGAGAAACGACGACAAGCCGACGATGGACCTCCGGAGAGAGAAACTGGAGCTCGATAAAAAGAGAGCAGAGACAAACGACTGGAGCTAGAAGGAGTAAGAAGCCGATGGACGAAGCACACGCAATGGAATTGATCATCACCGTCTTCGTGGCGGTACTCGGGAGCAACGGCCTCTGGGCCTGGCTCCAGAACCGGAGCACCGCAAAGAGCGCCCGGGATCGGATGCTCCTGGGCCTGGGACACGCGGAGATCTTCCGATTGTGTGAGAAGTACATCCGCCGCGGAGCGATCACGAAGGACGAGCTGGAGGATCTGGACAAGTACCTCTGGAAACCATACCACGACCTCGGCGGGAATGGCACCGCGGAGACCATGGTTAAAAAATGCAAGGACCTGGACCTGATCAGCACGGCGGAAGCCGAAAGGAGGGACGCAGAGAATGAATAGAGACGACATCATCCGGAAGCTGACTAGTAGAAAATTCTGGCTCGCCGTCGCGGCTTTTGTCTCCCTCGTCGCCGTCGCCTGCGGAGCCACGGAAGAGGCGGCCGCACAGATCACGGCGCTGATCATGGCGGGAGCGACTGTTCTCGGCTACATCCTCGGAGAGGGCCTGGTTGACGCGGCCAGGGCATCCGGGACGGAATACGGGATCCTCGACGACGCGGAGGAAAATCAGGATGCATCAATGGACGACTGAGACGGCGCGGATCCTGGAGAAGAATCACGTCACCGCGAAGACCTACGACAAGACGGTCGGAGCGGCTGGCGGCTTCGGCAAATATGTTAAGAGCCGCGGAGGAGTCTTCGCTCGCGTGTACGGAAGGACCGGCGCGGTGAAGACCCTCGCGGACCTTCGGGAGCGGATGGAGTACGTTCAGGGCCTCATGAGCATGTTCGGCTTCTGTTACTGGAACGGATCCTCCTGGTTGAACAGCGAGCGCCCGTTCTACTCCGCACCCGTCAAGAATAAGGGCTGCCGCGGCGGATCCATCTCCGCATTATGCCAGGGAGAGGGCGGACGCCTCCGGATCACGAATTGTAATTACGGAGTGGACACGGCGCTGCGGATGCTCGGGCGGTACCAGCACAACTGCCTCGACGACGCCTGGCTGAAGGAACCAGGCGCCCGGAAGATCACCCTGAAGAAAAAGCTCCTTCCGGGTGACATCGTCCACTTCTACCGCAAAAGCGACGGACGCTGGCATCACGTCTGTATGGTCCACAGCGTCCAGGGCGGGAAGGTCTGGCTCTACGACTTCGGGAGCCGATTCATCAAGACCGGGAACCCGCTCCATTATATGACAGCGAACGAGAGCACGGCGGCCGGCGGTGAGTACGGGACGGACAAGTGGAAGGCCTGGCACATCTTCGACCTCGAAGAGGAGGATCCGAACGTGAAGAGCACCACCGACAAGGCCGTCGAGATGATCCGGGAGATCGACGCCTTCATCAAGGCGAAAGAAAAGGAATACGGCGAGACCGTCACGGAGAGAGCCGACGAACTGATCCACAGCCGCGCGGAGTATATCCGGAGCGCCGCGGACTATGTGCTCAGCGGACACGCCGGGAGCGGTGACGCCCGGAAAGCCTTCCTCGGCGATGACTACAACGCCGTCCAGGAAAAGGTCAACTGGATCATCAAGACAGCGGAGGAGGTCATCACCGGAGTCTACGGATCCGGAGAGGTCCGCAAGGCGGCCCTGGGCGATGACTACCAGGTCGTACAGAATCAGGTGAACAGGATCCTCAAGAGGTGAACATGTATATCGTCGATGTTTCTGAACACAACGCCATCACGGACTGGGCGGCCTGCAAGAAGGACGTCAAGCTGATGATCATCCGCATCGGCTACCGCGGGAGCATAAACGACGCGGAGCATCGGAAGAACTACGGCAAGATCACCGAGGACAAAAAGGCGGCCTACCACCTGGAGAACGCCCGGAAGAACAGGATCCCTTATACAGTTTACTTCTTCACGACGGCGATCATAGACTCCGAGGCCGTCGAGGAGGCGGCCTGGATCCGGAACAGGATTCAGGGGCTGCAGCTGTCCGGGCCTGTCTTCATCGACACGGAGAACGTCCTCTCGAACAGATCCGCTCGGGCGGACCGATTGAATAAGACGGACCGGACGCATCTGCTCCGCGTCCTGACGGATCACCTGATCGCCGACGGAATACCCTGCGGGATCTACAGCTACAGGAGCTGGCTCACCGGCAACATCAATATGTCCGAGATGGATCCGCGGGTCATTAAGAACACCTGGGTCGCGGACGCGGCGAAGACCCTCGGATACAGCGGGACGGCCTGCCTCTGGCAATACGGAAAGAAGCGCTTCCCGTGGGCGGCCGGAGACATCGACGTCAACAAGCAACTGAAACCTTTCGCGATGGAGGCGGACAGAATGGCATATTACCGGAGCGTGATCGTTGATAAAGCGGCGTCCTTCCTGGGCGCGGCGACGGGATCCGCGAAACACAAACAGATCGTCGATACATACAACAAGTACACAGGAGGCCGGAAAGGTCCCTGGCGAGCCTACAAGGTCACATACAGCGACGCATGGTGCGCGACCTTTGTCTCCGCGATCGCCATCCTCTGCGGCTATGAGGACATCATCCCGATCGAGTGCGGATGCCCTCAGCTGATCACCCAGGCGAAGAACAAGGGGATCTGGCAGGAGTCCGACGCCTACATCCCGAAGGCCGCTGACCTGATCCTCTACGACTGGCAGGACTCCGGAAAGGGCGACAACCAGGGCGTCCCGGATCACGTGGGATACGTCCGGAAGGTCTCCGGCGGCATGATCTATGTTATCGAGGGCAACGGCGGGAACGGCTCCGTCATCGAGCGGAAGATCGAGGTCAACGGGAAGGACATCCGCGGATTCATCTGTCCAAAGTACACAGCCGCCGCTCCGTCCGCATCGAAGACCGTCACCCTGACCCTGAAACTTCCGGAGCTCCATCTCGGAGACAGCGGCGACGCTGTGAAGGTATGGCAGGCGCTGATCGGTCACGAGGTCACCGGGATCTATGACGAGAGCACACAGAAGGCTACAAAAGCCTGGCAGAAGAAAAACGGGAAAGCCGTGGACGGCTGGGTCGGAAAGGGATGCTGGTCGAAGATGGCGCAGCTCCATGGGTGGATGTAAGGAGGCGAAACCATGGCGAACAACCTCATCAACAGCGAGAACCTCGCGGTCATCGAGGGCTACGAGAAGGCAGACGGAGACAGCCTGGCGGAAAGAGTTATCAACCTGGAGGAACGGATCGCGCTGCTCGAGAAGAACGGGACCTGGATCTTTGCGGGGAGGAGACAGCCGGCGGAACTTTCGACTCCGGTCGTTCTTCCTGCGGGCGTTGAGCCGCAGGAGTTCTGCGTGATCGCTCTCCGCACCGGAGACGGCAACACCTGCGTCAACTTCCCGGCGATAGCCGGAAACGTGAGCACCGGAACCAAAACGACGCGTTATTATATCGGATCCGCTTCCGGCATGGATAAGGTCGATTATACCGTGACAGTCGGTACATCCGGGAAGACCTACTCGCTTGTGTATACAGGAAGCGCGACGATCGCCGTTGACTTCTATTACCGCTGATGTTTAAGGATCCGCAGGAGTTCTATAAATCGAAAGAGTGGGAGCGGTTCAGGGCGAACCTGATCCTGCAGCGCACAAACCCTGACGGAACCGTCACCTGCTCGAAGTGCGGGAAGCCCATCGTCCGCAAGTATGACATGATCGGCCACCACAAGACGGAGCTCACCGAGGAGAACGTGAACGACTACAACGTGAGCCTCAACCCTGAGAACGTCGAGCTGATCCACTTCCGGTGCCACAATCTCGAGCATGAGCGTTTTGAGGGATTCAGGCAGCGGGTCTTCCTGGTGTACGGATCACCATGCAGCGGCAAGAGCTCCTTCGTCCGGGAGCAGGCGAACGGCGACGACCTGATCCTCGACGTCGATCGGATCTGGGACGCGGTCTGCCTGGACGGATGGAAAAGCAAACCGCGACGGCTGAACCCGATCGTCTTCCGGATCCGGGACGAGATCATCGACGCGGTCAGGACGCGGACGGGGAAGTGGAGGAACTGCTGGATCGTCGGCGGCTTCCCGCTGAAGACGGACCGGGACCGGATCTGCCAGCTGCTCCGGGCGGAGCCGATCTACTGCGAGGCGACCCTCGAGGAATGCCTGGCGCGATGCAAAGAAGAACGTCCGCCGGAGTGGGAGACCTACATCCGCGACTGGTTCGAGGACTTCACGCCGGGATGACACCCCCCGCAACGCGAATTTTCCAACTCGTCCGGGGGACTGTGGAGGGGCCTAAATCGTCGCGCGTTTTCGATTTTTCATTTTTTCTGAAAAACCCGGAACCCGATCCAAAAAGGACTTTTGAATGGCAAAGGACGAGAAGGAAAGCAAAAGAGCCGCAAAGCGGGCGATATATGACGAGATCCTCCGGAACGTGGACGCATCGGAGAAAGCCCTGGTCAATTCTCTGATCGACGAGGTGGTCTATTACGAGATCGAGATGGAGGAACTCCGGAAGCTCCCATTCATCGTGGTACACCCAAAGAACCCCGCACTGCAGAAAACGACACCCGCGTCCAGGCTCTATAAACAATACGCGGCCTCGTACATGAACGCGATCAGGATCCTCCTGAATGTTCTCCGGAAGGTTGACAACGACGCGCAGAACGACCTCCTCCGGCGCCTCGAGGAGTTCATGTAATGACGCATCTCGAGACATATTACGACATGATCCTCCAGGGCGACGTCATCGTCGGGAAGTGGATCCGGAGAGAGATCCGGAACCTCGTCCAGGATCTGCAGGACCCGCGCTACACCTACAACACGACCGCGGCCGACAAGCGGATGAGGTTCCAGGAGACCTTCTGCCTCCAATCGAAGGCGCCGTATTACATGAAGCCGCTCCAGCTCGTCCCCTGGCAAAAGGCCTTCTGGGAGGCGATCTATTCCTTCCGGATGGACGACACGGGCTTCCTCCGGTTCACGGAGGTCCTCCTCGAGGTCGCGCGAAAAAATGGTAAATCGACCATCATGGCGGCCGACGGAATGACGGATCTCTTCGTCGGAGCAGGCGGAACAGACATCTGCTGCGCGTCCAACGACGACCGGCAGGCGCGGCTCATCTGGGAGGAGATCAACGGCATGAGGGAGCGCCTCGACCCGAAGAGAGCCCTCACCCGGAAGACCCTCACGCAGATGAGGAACACCGCACGGAACATCACGGTCTTCCGCCTGTCCGGCAAGTCGAAGAACCTCGACGGCTTCAACATCTCGAAGGCCTACATGGACGAGAGCCACGACATAAGCGAGGAGAACGGTCAGAGCCGCGTCGCGGAGGCCTGCTGGCGAGGGATGTCCTCCAAGGAGGAGCCGCTCTTCATAAACTGCACAACCCAGGGATTCAACCGGGACTGTTACCTGGATCACAAGATCGCTTACGCGAAGGGCGTGATCTCCGGAGAGATCGACGACGACCGCTTCCTCCCGTTCTTATATGAGCAGGACTCGGAGCAGGAGATCTGGCAGGATGAGAGCTCCTGGGAGAAGTCAAACCCGGGGATCCGCTACGGGATCAAAAAGGTCGATAAGCTCCGGAGGGACGTCGAGGCCGCGAAGCACGACAAGGCGACGCGGATCCATATGCTGACGAAGGACTTCAACCTTCCGCAATCGGACGCGCAAACATGGCTCATGCTGGAGGACTACGCCTACGAGACCGGGCCCGTCGCCCTGAGAGATCTTCACGGCGCGGTCTACATCGGAGCGGTCGATCTATCCGCCACGACAGACCTGTCAAACGCGAAGGTCCTCGTCATGAAGCCCGGCAGCCGGGAGAAGATCATCGTCAGCCACTACTGGATCCCGGAGTCAAAGCTCCAGGACTCGAACGACAAGGAAGCCGGCGCGGACTATGCAGGCTGGGCCCGGGAAGGATGGCTCACGATCCACGAAGGGAACGAGATTGACATCTCACAGATCGCGGACTGGTTCTATAAACTCTTCGTCGCCTACGGCATGAAGCCGCTCGTCATCGGCTACGATCAGCGCTATGCAAAGACCTTCATCGACCGTTGCGAGGAGTACGGCTTCGAGACGGAGATGCTCGCGCAGGGCCGCTATTTATCAAACGCAATGAAGCTCACGGAGGCGGATCT